AAGACGAAGAAAGAAATCAACAAATATTATCTATCTTACATGGCTTAGATAAGCCTACGATAGTTATTTCAGAAAGAGTCGACCAATTGCATTATCTTAGTGAAAAAACTCCAAATTCAGTATATATTGATGGTAAAACAAAAAAAGATATTAGGGAACAATCTATTGCTGATTTTAAAGATAATAAGTATAATGTGTTGTTTGCTAGCTATTCGTTAGTAGCAGAAGGTCTTGATATCCCACAATTAGAATATTTGATAATGGCTACGCCTGTGAAAGATGAACGACTTGTCATTCAAAGTATTGGTAGATGTCAAAGACCTAGTAAAGGTAAAACATTAGCAAAAGTATATGATTTGGTTGATAATGTTGGTATGCTTGATAGATTTACTGCAAAAAGAAAAAGTGTATATAAAAAAGAAGGATGGGATATTTTATGAAAAATTTATATGATTTTGATATTTATTATAATAACGAAAAATTAGATGATGTTGTTTATATTGACGAGGATTATGCGACTGGGATGAATGGCAGATTTATAAAAATAGAATATATTAAAGATACAAAATTATTAACAATTATTGATAATGCTGAAAAATTTAGTTTTGTTCAAAAAACTGTATATTTTTTGAACAAGGCCCAATGATGACACGCCTTGAAAATATATAAGAATAAGGATTTGTTCAGATAAATTGAAAGCAGCTATTAAATATTTTGAATCTAATATCATATTGTTTGTTGATAGTAATAAGTATGATACTGATGAATTTGAAGAATATGTTTATGGCATGTATAACAAATATGATGATTATTATAACTAAATATAAGGAGAAATAAATATGGAAAAACAATTTAAAAATTATAAAGAAAAACAAAAATATTATAAACAAAGAAGTAAAGAAACAAAAATGTTTTGGGTGTCCAAAGAACCTAAATATAATAATAAAAAAAATACAATAATTAAGGGAAGAACGTATATAAAGGAGAATAAATAAGTATGGAAAAATTTAAAATAGGAGATATCGTAGATGATAAAATAATAAAAGATTGGAGAGGTATTGTAGTTCGAGTGTCTGATAACAGTTGTGATATATTAGCTGATAATGGGGATATGTATGTTGGTTTATCTTGTGATTACTTTAATTTTATTCACTCATTCACAAAAAATGATCTAAAAAATGGTGATATTGTTACATTGAGAAATGGTGATAAATTAATATATAACAATAATTTATTTTATGATATATCATATTATCATGATAATGGTTTGAATGACATTGATGATGTCCGTGATGATATGATTTGTAATGATCTAGATTATCGTGGATCAGATATTATGAAAGTAAGTAGACCAGTTGAATATGTAGATGTATTTTTAAGACCTAAAGAACCTAAGAAGATGACAGTATCTGAAATATGTAAAGAATTAGGTTATGACGTTGAAATAATAAAAGAAGGTGAATAATATGGTTATGATTCCTGCTAGTGTGTTTTGGTTTATAGCTGGTTTTATATCTTGCTTTTTATTGATATTACTTTGGGCAATAGTATCGTCTAAAAAACAAGCAGAAAAAAATTATGAGATGTATAAAGAATTCTTAAATAACATAGACAATAACGAGGACAAACAATGAGTTTTGATTCGTTATTAGATAGAATTTGGGGATACGACTGCGAAACATTCGCACATGATACATTATTTGTCTTTATAAATTATCGTACAAAACAAAAAGTAGTTTTTCATAACGCATTGCCAGAAGATTATCAAAACTTCATTGATGAATATAATCCTATATTGATGGGATATAATAACAATGGATTCGATAAATGGATATTAAAATGTTGTTTAAATAACTATACACCTGAGGAAATAAAAGAAGTAGCAGATTATATAGTTAATGGTGGTAACGCTTGGGATATTGATACAGGATATGCAAAACTACCAACACAAATAGATTTGATTAATTGCATTATTCCTAGGAAATCATTAAAGGAACTAGAAGGAAATTTATGTATGAACATCACAGAAACCACAGTTCCTTTCGACTTACCTGACAAATGGAATAAAAAACAATATGATGAAGTGTTACATTATTGTACTTGTGATGTTGAAGCATTATTTCCGATATTTGATATGTTAATGACTAGATTTAAATCAAAATATATAGTAGCAAAAATTTGTAATGTTGATACCGAATATGCTTTGAGTTTAACTGATGCTAATCTGACTGCAATTTCATTAGGTGCTAAACGAAAAGAGCATAATGATTCTTTTTTATATGAATTTCCTGATGTTGTTGATAAAAATAAGATTCCTAATGAATTTTTGAACTATATTGAAATGTGTAGAGAACATAATAATGATTTGCAATATATAAAAGAACATCCTATGGAATCGTTGTTTATTGATGGGTTAGAAATACAAGTACAATTAGGCGGTATACATGGTTTTCCAACAACAGGACCATTTACATATGGCGAAAGTGAGGTATTTAAATGTGAATAAGCGTAATACTAAATTTGTAAATTTAGAGTCAAATTCTAAAAATGCCACTGGAATTTTACGATCTAAACAAAAAAAATATAAGCCAAGTGGTATTCACAGAATAGTTAAATGTGCAAAAGGACAACTTTCTTCTTATAAAGGTTTTAAATGGTGTTTTTCGGAGACTGAGGTTTTATAATATGGGAAGAGTATTAATTAATAACGATGTATCTAGCCTTTATCCGAATCTCGTTAGGTTATATGGTTATTCGTCAAGAAATCAAAGTGACAAAAATAGTTATGTAAAAATTTTAAAAATGAGAATGGATGCGAAACATAATAAATTACCAAAAGATTTTTTAGATACATTAAATGTGACAAACTCTGATATAAAAGATGGTTTAAAGCTAATTATTAATAGTTATACAGGAACATTACGTGCTGATTTCAATAATTTGAACGACCCATTACAAGGCGTATCAATATGTTTTACAGGACAATGTTTGTTATTACAACTAGGCTATGATTTGTTACAAATTCCAACAGTACATCTATCACGTTTCAACACAGATGCGGTAGAAGTGTCTGTGGATGAGAAATATGTTGATGATGTATATAATACTGTTCATGTTTGGGAGAAATTAACAGGCTTAGAAATGGAAGATGATAAAATTGTAAGGTTGATGGCACGTGATATAAACAATTATGCGGGTATATATAAAGTAAACAATGGATATGAAGTGCATTATAAAGGAAGCGATTTAACTCGTGGAGAGCATAAGTTTAAATGGAATAACGAAGAAAAGAAATTTGAATACTCTTATAAAAAGAGTTTAAAAAGTAATTCAATGAGTATCGTAAGTGAAGCACTTCTAAAAAAATTGTTATTTGATATTCCAATTGAAGAAACAATAAATAAATGTGATGATATATTTAGATTTCAAATCATATCACATTTAGGATCTACTTATGAAAAATGTGTTCAAGAATCAACAGATGGTGACATAGAACTTCAAAGAAACAATAGAATTTATGCAGGGAATGTTCCACGTGGAACTATAATTAAAGTAAAACCAGATGGAAAAAGAGATTCACTAGCTAATTGTCCTATAAATCCAATTGTTGATAATGGAAATGAATGTACAATAAATGATATAAATAAACAATGGTATATTGACTTTGCTAATGAAAAATATATTAAATTTATTGGCGGCAGAACGCTAGAGAAATATAAAAAAGAAGAACTTCTTGATTTAGCAAAGGAACTTAATATAGATATTGAGAAGAAAACCAAAAAAGCAGATTTGATAAAAATAATAAAAGAATATAAAAAAACATTGACTAATAAAGTACAATATGATAATATAGATAGTGTAAAAGGAGATGAGGTAAACATGACTAAACAAGAATTAGAAGATAAGTTGAAAGAAAAAGAAAATAGTAAATTTGAATTAGCAACAAGATTACAACAATCTATGTCACAAAATGAAGAATTAGTTAATAAAATTAAAGAGTCGAAAAAAGGAGATGATAATATGGAAGAAACTGCTTATGCAAAATTATCAAAAAAACTAAATGAATTTAGAAAAAATATAAGAAAAAGGGGATTCATTCTTGATAAAGAATTGCCATCCAATTTAGGTGGAGGTGAGTATTATAGTATTAATCAGATCTACGATGCAGTTCAAGAAGAATCTATAAAAGTTGGCTTGGATTTTGCATTTGATGTTAATGATGTTATTTCATTTGATAAGGATTGTATAAAGCCTAGTGGTAGACCTCCTATACATTTAGCTACAGTAAAATGTACTGCATCATTTACTGATATAGATACTGGTGTAGTAAAAAAATATACTACAATAGGTCAAGGTAGTGATACAATGGACAAAGCTGTGTCAGGGGCATCAACAATGGCATTTAGAACATGGTTTTATAAAAACTTTACACCAAAAAACGGTGATGACGAAACTTTAGTTCCAGAAGAAACTGAGAAAAGTGAACTTCCAAAAGTTCCTGTATATATTCCAGAACAAAAGAAAGCAGAAATAAAAAAAGAAGTTGTAAAACAAGAGCAACATGAAGATTCTGATGAAGAAGATATAAAAAATATTTGTGAAAATATTATGAAAGTTAGAGAGAAATTAAACGATAATGAATGGGGTACAAAGACACTTGATAAAATAATGAGTGGTAAATGTACATCAGTTGATTTAATGGAAATCGACCTTAAAGTCAAAAATAAAATGGAAAAGGTTGGATTATAATTATGGCTAAAGAATGGCAATATGGGGAGAATGGTAAAAATATCATTCTTCCTGAACCGCCTAAACAACGATTAAGAATCACAGGACACCGTGTTGCGAGTGTTCTTGGATTAAATCAATATCAGTCACCTTTTGGAGCATGGTGTGAAATAACAAAACTTGTTAAACTTCCTTTTGAAGATTCTAAATATACTCTTGCTGGAAAAGCCATAGAACCTAAATTAATCGATTTTGTAAGAAATAGATTCCCAAATGTAATGAGTATAGAAGAATATTATGGGAATAATATAGATAAATACAAATGGAATAATTTCATTGATGATAGTAATATATTTGGCGGGATAATAGATGCTGTTGCTACAAAAGATGATTTAAAAACATTGACAATGATTGTCGAATGTAAAACAAGTTCAAAACCACATCTTTGGGAGAACAATCAAGTTCCGATTGAGTATTTATTACAAGGTTGTGAATATTCGTATTTAAAAAAATTGGATAGAGTACTATTTATATGTGCTTTTTTACAAGATGATGATTATAATCATCCAGAAATGTTTGAGCCAAACGAAACAAATACAAAAATGGTTGTTAAAAAAATAAAAGATGTGTTGATAGAAATACCAAATGGCGATATGATAACATTTGATGACGCAATAAAATATTGCGAAGAATGGTGGGAAAAATATATAGAGACAGGTATTTCACCAGAATTTGATGAAAAATTGGATAAAGAATATCTTGATATATTAAGAACTAGTAATCCATCAAATGACAATAGTTTAGATGAATTATGTAAAAGTGCCGAATTATTAGAACAAGATATAATTGAAATAAAAAATGAAACGGGTATTGAAAGTAAAGAAAAAGAATTAAAAACAATACAAGACGCTATCAAAGATAAAATGATTAATTTATTAAAAGATGGTGAAACAAAGATGTCTTATGACACTTATAAATTAAATGGTAGCGTTAGTATGAAATTTAATAGTAAAAGATTTGCAGAAGATAATCCAACATTGTACAATAAATATTGTGAAGAATCAATAACATATAAATTAACTAAGAATAAAAAAAGTAAGGAGAAATAATTATGATGATTAAAATGAATTTAAAAGGTAATTTTAAAACTGTACCAGAAGGAGAAAGAGTATTAACTATTACAAAAGCAGAAGTAACACCAAGTGGAAAACCAGACAAATTAAAAGTAACATTTCAAGATAGTGAAGGTGGATTTATAAATAGTCAATATAAGTTTGATATTTCAGGCGCATTATATCAAATGTCAATGCTTGTATCTACAGCATTAGGTCTTGAAGATGGTGATAAATTTGATACAAAAAACGACACACCTAAACTAGTTGGTAAAAAAGTTCTATGTGAAGTGATTCATGTTGAAGGAACACGTCCAAACGAAGATGGTAAATTACCTGTATTTGCCAATATCAAAAGAATATTAAAATTAGTTGAAGAAGAATCTGATTCCCCTAGAAATAGTATTGCAAGCAATGACGATGACGATTTAGATTAATTAATAAGTCACCTCAATGGTGACTTTTTGTGTAAGGAGATTTGGTTATGAAGAAAGATATTGATAAATTATTAAACGAAAGTTTACAAACTTACTACTTTTTACTACTAATAATTGTTATAATAAAATTGTTAGGAGGGAATTATTTTAATATAATTCAAACTAACCAAGCAATTATTACTATAAATAATTTTATTATGTATTGGAAATTAGAAAATATTTGGTATACAATTACATTATTTATATATTTATCAGTTATATTAAGTATAACATGTCATGATAATACTGTAACTTTATACAAATATTGTCTAAAATCTATAATATTTGTCATAATCATACAATATTTAAAAAATTATATAGGTATATGGGGTATTGTATTAGATTATTCGTATTTGTTTATATTAGGCTTAATATACTTGAAAAAACATAAAAAACAAATAAAAAGGATTAATGTTATTAATTATATAACAATTATGGTGATGTACACTGTATTACAATTATGTAGTATGTTAATTAGAAATCAAAGTATTTATCATATTGTGGATAATTTTTATATTAATTTCATATTAAATTTAGATGTTTTATTAAGTATGTTAATAATACAAAAGTTGTATTTTATGAAAGGAGTTGATAATTTATGCCAAATGGTAGTTTCTTATGGTTTGCACAAACTGATTTTATTAAAAAAGTTGCCAAAAAGATTGCATATAAAATTACAAAATAGAAAAAAGTTTAATAAAGAAGAAAAAATAACGTATGCCATTTATATGCCTTTGTATATTATTTGGAATTTATTTACAATGTTTATTATATATTGTATTGCAACTTTAAATAACGCTATGATAGAAACTTTATTCATTACAATTGCTTTTTGGTTAAATAAAAGAAGTTTTGGTAAACCATTTCACTTTAAAAAAGTAATAACTTGTTTTTGTTTTAGTAGTATTGTTTATTATGTTCTAACAAGGGTTACTGTTTCAATACAAACATCAATATTTATCCCTATTTTTCTGGGAGTTTTGTTATCATATATAACCTCACATTTTATAATAAAAGACAATGTACTATATAAAGGTATGCCTGAAGAATTATTTTATAAAACAATAAGACAAGTTACAAATAACGAATTAACTATAAAGATGTGTAAAGAATTTTATTGTGATAGATTAACAGATGCGTATATTAGTATGATAAATAATTATTCATGTGATACAGTACGTAAGAAAAGACAAAAAATAAATGCAAAATTAAAAGATTTGTAAAAGTATAAATCTTTTTCTTTATATTTACCACTTTTTACCACATTTTTATTTTATAATTAATTTAGAAATGAGGTAATTAGATATGATTGATAAGAGTACTTATCACGTTTTAAAACGACAGATAAGATGTTTTTGTCGTAATAATGTGGAAGAATTATGTAAAAATATGGAATTAACAGAATATGAAATTAATTTGATTATGAAGTATTATGATAAAGTAAGTAGAGTTCAAACTTGTATGGATCTGGGGATATCAACTACAACATATAGTAATGATATGAAAATTTTATTCTCAAAAATATACAATTATAAAAACACCCATGAATAGGGTGTTATTTTTTTTTATTATGGAGGGCAGAATGAGATTCGAACTCATGAATATTGGTGTTGCAGACCAACCTCTTAATCCGCTTGAGTATCTACCCATAAAGAAGAAGTTAATCTTCTTATTTAACAATCCAACAATACTCGGCTTTTCTTTCTCGACAATCAAAACTATCATAAACTACACCATATTTAGAACAAACAATATGGCCATTCATTGTTATAAGAATAACATTATCGTTGTATTTTGCTGATACTTCCCCGACCGATAAATTATATGTAGGTACTTTTTTATATCGTTCGTCTAGATAATTAATTATAAACGCTCTATCGTCCATCATAGTTCCTTTAATCCTTGCCAAATTACTCATATGTTGGTATGTATCATCCCAACTATTACCTGTCGCAAGACTTATCGCCCTTATAGTACAATCATTCTCAAATAATCCTAAAGCATTGTTGTTATAATATTTATACATTACATTTCACTTATTTCTCTAGTATATTTTCGTATTAAATCCATTTCTTCTTGTGAATTTGTGTCTTTTTTTAACATTTCTACAAAATCAACCATAGATTCTAACATATATTCAAGAGATTTCATAGTGTCGTCTTTAGCCCCATAATTACCACGATTCATTTCTTCTTTATCGCTCATATAATTACTATATGATTCATACATATCATCAATCATATCGTGACCTCTATAACGTCTATCACGACCACTGTTCATGTATCTACCACGGCTATCTCTTCTTCGCCCTCCACCATAGTTCATTGATGGATAGTCATTATATCTATCGTCTCTATACATCATAATTTCCTCCTTTTTACACCAATATTCTTCATTTGCCATATCTTTATGAATATCTATTAATTTTCCAAGCATGTCAATATTATCTTCTGTTATTTCTTCTTGAAGAATATCTTCTATTATATATTCTGTTTTTTCTTTAACTTTGTCTATCATAAATACCTCCTTCCTTTAATAATCTTATTATCTCTTCATATTGTTTATCTTGATTGTTTAAATGATTTTCCAACTTTTCGATTTGCTTGTCATTTAGATTCAAATTTTTAATACCAATAATAAAAGATAATATATTTATTAAATTAAATAAATACTCGTTATTGTTTTCAGTATTCATTATGATCTTTTGCTAATTCTAAAATTAGCATTTTGATATAAAGGTATTTGTGTAGCAGTTGGTGTTCCGGCTGCAGTTGTACCAGTTAACACGCTAGGTACTGATTGTACCGTTAAAGTGGCGTCCCCTCTGCAACAAATTGGTACTGTTTTAGTAAATGCTACATTTACATAATCACCAGCAGTTGCTATATCAGCAATAACAGTTGTACCAGGTAATAAAATTCCATCCATATATAAACCTAAAGCAACTTGTCCAGCAGTAGCACTTGTTACATTTGCATTAAAAGTAACATCATAGTTTCCACCATTTAAAATCTTATAAAGTGGTGAACCTTGAGAATGTTGAAGAAATCCATAACAATTAGCACATCTTGTTCTTATGCAATCCGTAGAAAATGTTAAAGGGCTAGAATTTGAAGCAAGTAAAACTGGTGTTTCTTGATAACTTTGTATCATAATATCATTCCTTTCTTATAAATTATTAAAAAAAGAGATAGGGCTTTCCTATCTCTAAAAATAGTAAGCACTTGTAATCAAGTTCCTGTAATCAGGTCTTACTAAAAATTTCCACATCCACATCCGCCTGTTACTTGATAATTATAGCAACAGTTAGGGTTTGGTACTATGTAACTAGGTGATGGGCAAGGTTTTAATTCACTTAATAAATAAGCATTTTGCGCTGATTGACTAGCAGACAATCTTAATGCGTTAATTTCATTTTGTTGAGCAGTGATTTGAGCATTTTTGTCCTCAATTCTATTAGAGACTATTTCATCATGTAATGCACGATAATTTGCATTAACAGTGTCAACTATATCTCTAGTATTCATATTCATTGTATTTTGTAAATTACATGTATTAGTTGCTAGATTATAATTAACTCCTTGAATAGCACTTTGAGTTTTGCAACAACAGTCTGCTAATTGACTTGATACACCTTGTATAGCATTTCTTGTTTCGTAACCATTTGTCATAATAGCATTGTTAGTACCTGCAAATCCATTTAATATGCTTGTATTCATAGCATAGAAACCATCACAGATTCCATTTTGAATGTATCTACTTTGTGCTGTTAAATCATTGAAACCATCGCTTAATTGTCTTTGAATTGTAGCAAAATCAGAAGCTAGTACATAATTGTCAGTAGCACCTGAACCATTACCACCACCGAAGCCATTACCATTTCTACCCCAGCCCATAAAGGCAAAGATTAAAAAGATAATAACCCACCAGCTACCATTATCTCCAAAACCATCATTATTTCCGTTTCTTCCAGATAATAGAGCAACATCAGAAGCAGTTAATCCACTTTCTCCTCTCATATAAATTCTCCTTTCTTTATATTTAAAATACTTGGGAATTGCAAAATTATATTAAAAACCAAATATTTTATTTAAACATTTCTTTGAAATTATTAAATTCTTGGTCAAAGTCTTTTCCTTGACTTTTCATATAATTTCTGGCAAAATTTTCAACACCTTTTGTGTCACCTTTGTTTGCCATATCAATTAAATTTTTAAATATGGGATTGTTATTTTGAGATAGCATTTTCATTGCCATATCTTTTGGATTACTAATTCCCATCATACCTTTTAACATATTTACTGGATTCATATTATTCATCCTTCTTCTTTTTCTTTAAATCTTTTATAGATTGTTTCAAATCTTTTATGTCGTCTTTTATATCATCTAAATCACTTAAATCAATATTTTCTATAGCTTTTTCAATATCAGTCATTGTAGCATATTTTATTGATGATTCTTCTTCGTTTTCAACAGGCTTATATATTATTGTTTTACTAGTACCATCATTTTGTAATTTTTTAGTAACAATTGCACTTCCATCGATTAATGGAAAATAACAAGTACTTCCGTCTAATGGTATGTCCGTTGCTTTGACAACATCTATACTATCGACTTGTTTTCCTAATAATGAACAATATTGTTGTATAGGTTGCATAGGTGGTTGTATATTTTGTTGAGGCATAGGTTGATTATTAGGTTGATTTTGAAATCTTTGGTTCATATATGGATTAAAACCATACGGATTGTTATACATGTGATCACTCCTTTAGTTAACAATTATCTCATCTCAAACATAAAAAAAAATAGAGAAGTAATCCATATTATTATATATAATAAAATGATATTCACTCCTCTTCGTGTTAGGTAAACAGAAAACTAAGTATTAACTTGCTTTCTGATTAAATTATATATTAAAAAGCTAAATAAAAAATACAAAATTTATAAAGAAAAAGTAAAGTAAAAATAAAACAAAAGAAAATTATCGATTAAACATAATCGATAATTTTTTATTAATTATTACTAACTTCATATAAATATTTACTAAATACCCATACTACTCTATCATCTATAATAAGTTTCGCGGAATTACTGTTTATGTCTATATCTTCCACAGTATAAATGCTATCATTCTTAACATATGAATTACTACCACTTAGGACTTGATCTTTTGTAGGGTTTCCATTCACATCGCATTCTACAAATGCCCCTGTTGGTAACCAGTGATAAGATTTTACTTTTTCAGCTTTATATGAATTATAAGAGCAACCTGTTAGTTGACAACAACCGAACAAATTACTTGACAATGGACTTTTTAGAATATCTACTTTAAATACTCCATTAAATCTTACTTTACTGCCTTTGTAAAGTATTTGGTCTGCACCTTGAGGCTGTGGATTATTTACTGGTACCTTATCTGTTGTTCTCCAATTACCTCCCATACCATTTAATATATTGGTATTATCAACGAAATAACAATCATCTAGATCATATTCATTATTAAAATGCCATACTCCATATTGGTTTTTAGTCCAACTGGTATCTGCACTTTGACTTACTTCTATATGACAATGAACTCCTGTGGCATTACCTTTTGTTCCCATATTACCTAATTGACTTCCTTGAGGGACAACTTGTCCTATTTTAGCATCCATTGTATTATCATGAACCGTCATAAAAGTTGCATAATCTATTCTTCCGTTTGCAAATCTAACTTTATTTAAAGATTGCCACATTACTTGTCCTGATGATGGATATGTTTTTAAACATTTACAAGTACAAGGCGCATAGTAAGGATATTTGATTCCAACTTGAGCACCTCTAACATCGTTAGCCATTATTCCTTTGTGTGAAAAATTACTATTTGAACCCTGTGTTATATACATATCTGTAAATGGGCATAGAAAATCTTCTATACCACCACGAATAGACTTTTGACCTTTAATCATAACTACTCATCTCCCTCTACAATTCCAATGATTTCTGATTCTTCCGTTCTTTTATCTGTAGTTGCCATATTTATTAAACCTCCTTTTTTTTATTAAAAAAGTATGTCATTACTGCTCCGTAAGAAGTACTAAATAGCATCAATACCTCTTTGTTAACTTCAAACGGTACAAATAATAACACAACCATTGCTAATGTCATTATTACTGTTACAAAACTCTTTAAATCATCCCATGCTTTTTTCATAAATTATTTACCTCTTTTCTAAATTATTTTTTATTTCTTCCACAATAAATTGCGTGTGCTCAGTTTTTTTGTCATGTGCAAGCATTATTTCTTTTTGCTCATCCATTGATTGTTGAACAAGATTCATACTTTGTTGTAATAGTGTTAAACTTTTTTCTGTGTTTTTCCCTGAAACAGATATTTCCCCGAGACATTTCTCATTTTGTTTCAGTGTCATTTTAATGTCTTTTTTATTCGTAAACCAGTCGTAGATAAATAGTCCTACAATCACAAAACCAATGCCATAGTTAAAAACAAGTT